TACTCAAGATTCATTTCAACCTGCCACATCTGCGGGGGTGGTCGTGTTCGCGACGAAATGAATCTTGAGTAAGTATTCGTCAAATCTGAATACGCTATTGCGCCCGTCATCGGCGGTGCGGTGAGAATCGTAATACAGTTTGATGGCAGCGAGAACAGCATCGTTGTAAAGACCGTTCGGGGTCGCGAAGCTATGGCAGGGACCACAATTGGTCTCAATCCAGTCTTTTGAGTCTGATAGTTCATCGTCCAGCTGCTCAGGAGTGCAGTCCGGAAGGTCGGGATGGCTCCACGTATGGCTACCTATTTCATGACCCAGTGCATAAAGGTCTTGCACCTGCGCGGTTGACATGTAAAGGCCACCATCAAGATAGCCGGGAAGGATGAAGAATGTAGCGTCAACGTCTTGGCTCTCAAGAACGGGAAGCCCGTCAGTGTACTGCGTTGCCCAACCGTTGTCGAAAGTGAAACTGACGATGCCCTCGCCAGTGGTGGGAACGTCATCTATTATCTCATCGTAAATCGCGGCGAGGATTGCTGCACTCGCAGGGGCCGCGCCCGTGGAGTCTGAGCCGAAATACGAATCCGCGCCGACCGCCGACTCGCGTACTCCCGCGCCTACCGAAACAAGGCCTTCCACGCCATCAAACCAGATACGTTGATTGTTTGCCGCGTCGAGAGTGATGATAATAATGTGCGGGACGTTCGCCAACCAAGTCCCCGCATAAAGGGAAACGGCTCTCGTCTTGGTATTGCCTGCCGCGTCCTTGGTGTATATCCGCAGGTCGTTCAAGTTCGTCTTCTGTACAACGACTCTTTGCGAGCCCGAGGCCGTCTCGAATAACCAGTGAAAAGCATTATCATTTCCCGCCCATGTGCTCTGACAGGCAATCATGATAGTTATGGGAGAACCAGCCACGAAGGGAGTAGCGATTTTGCAAGTGTTCCCCGTCGTGATAATAGGTGCGTCGGCTCCGAGCAATGAAAGGAAGTTGGAAGGGTTGGTCCAATCATGTATCGACAAGAACGCAGAGTCCCAATAGACGACCGACCCCGCCGCACCCGTTGCTCTGCAAAGATAAGCGTATGCTGCGGTTATCCCTGCTCCAAAGGCGTGAGTAACAGTCGCGGTGTCCCAACCGCCCGTAGCGGTAACCGTAGTTCCCCAGGTCGTTCCAGAGATGTTGTCATTGAATGCAAGGCGGTACCCTTCGCCCGCAACGCCTTTGAACTTCGCCGTGAAAGTGTATGTATGGCTGGACGATACGAGAGCGGTTATGGTGATACGTTCGGTTGCCGCGTTTACATTCCTGATAACCATCTTGCCAGAGTGCGTACCCTCGTAGTGTTCGGCGGCATCGCTGGCGAAAGAGGTCACGTTGGTCGGCGTTCCCCAACTTCCGACCCCGGCTTCAAAAGTGCTGTCGTCACCTGTCAAAAGGTTCGTGAGGCCCAGTGCTCCGCCGGTCATGGTTAGGGGGGTGCCCGTTCGGAGGTCTTTGAGCGAGGCGAGGCCGTTCGTCATAAATTGGAAAGGGCGCGTGAAGGTTCTGGTAATCATTACTTCACCAACAAATAGGTTGGGTTGTAGACCAGGCTCATCTCTACAACAGGGTTCAGCTGATGGTCACCGTTAACGTCTTTGACCGCCAGAAGCACGAGGTTGATACCGTCAGGGTCCGCTTCAAAGTCGGGCGGGTTCTTCCACCTTGAATGGTCGTAGGCCTGCGCCCTATTCAGTGTCCCATCAAGAGACACCAGCACGTTCCCGCTCGAGCGCGAGTCGAATATCAGGTAGTCCTTGTCCACCCAGCCCGCGACTTCTGTTATCGCGCGGTCGTAGTAGATAAGGGCTATCGCGTCGTACCAGAAGTTCTTGACGCCCCGCGTGTCGATGGAGAGTCTCACAAGCTGCTCGATTCCGGCGAGGTCGGCGTTGCCGCTAACTCCATGCGAGGGTATCTGCAACTTCGTGCGGGCGATGAGAAAGCTCTCTTTGAACTTGGTATCCGGGTCGCCGAGAGAAATGACCTGCGGCGCCATCGAACTGGTTATCTCTTCGCCTTCTGAGGTCTGCATCAGTGCCTGAAGGGTCAGGTCGTCGTATGCGGTGGTATCCGCAAAAGATGCCCCGACAGAGACAAATGCCTTCCCCCTGTGAGATTCGACAGGGAAGACAGCCTCGACTGTTCCACCGACACATTCGGCAAATACGGCCTGCCCAAAATAGGTATAATAAGCGGACCCGCAATACGCATTGGTATAGAAGAACGGTTGAACTTTGATGTGTGTGGTTGCGGCGGGGAAATCAGCGGGAGAAACATAGCCTTCTAAAGATTCCCACGACGTTGACTGACCCCCGGTGGCAATAGTTTTTCCACCGAGGTAGGCCGCCCCGTTGTAGAAAAAGACGAAAAGGGCAACCGTCGATTGGCCGGGTTTGTAAGTTGAATGCCCGCAAACCAATTGGACAAAATATGTATTGGCGATTGATACTGCCACTGAATCGGATGTGAGTTGAATCGCCACGGGGGGGGTGGCTCCACTGTTTCCCACCTTCACGGAATGAGTTCCGGTGTAGACAGGCGAAGACTCAACAGAAATCCATGCGTTTGTTCCGGTTCTCATCTCCGCCCAGTGGTCCCAGTCGGTAGTATTGCCTGCGGTAGCGCCGTGCTGAGCGAAAATACCATCGTCGAGAAGGTTCACGCTGCCGGCGATCGACCGATAATCCCCGCTCTGCCTTGTCGCCAGCATAACCTGCGTCCCAGCAACAGGTTCTTGCACCGGGTCGAAGTCGGAGGAGTACTCCTTGCGCTGCCCTAAAACGAGGTTGGTGAAGCGGTCAGAGACAGCCTTTATATGCACGTCCATCTTCGCGGGTATGTCGCCTTCGATTTCTTCGGGGGGTACGCTGATGCCGAACGCGCCCTTGAGCGCGGCGCCACCAACAACGTGTGCAGAAGTGATGGTGATGGTTTGCGCGGAGGTCTTCACCTCTTTGTCCACGGGTATCTCGATGGTGATGTCGGTCACACCGCCCTGGTCGATGATATACTTCTTGGCAAAGTCGGGGAGCTTCGGAGTAACCGGGTAGGTGTGGTAGAAGACCGAGTCGGTGGCGCCCCACATTCTTATCTCGAGCGTGTTCTCCTTGAGCAATCGTTTCAACAAGACCCGGAGCTTGTCGTAGGCGTCCTGAGGACTGGAGCCCCGGATATACAGCTTCAGGGTTATCTTGTTCTCGCCGAGATGCCAGGATGCAAGTCTCTTGGACTCCTCGTTCTCCACCCAGGAATAGATGACCTCGGGAATAGGGAACTCCGAGCCGTCCAGGTAGAAGTAGTTCACCTGGTCGTTCAAATCTAGGATTGTCGAACCCGCGATGCCGTCAACGAATCTGCATATCATGGTGTAGCTATCCTTAGCCTCGCGTTCATGAGTTCCGTTTTCAGGGTCGGTACGTCCTGCACCCCGTTCAAAACGAGCTTGTCGAAGATGTAGTAGTGGTTTGCCGTGGTGGTGGAGCCTGCGCCGGCGGCCATGTTCGAAGCACCCAAACCTCCCGAGAGCGCAACGGCCTGGTTGAGACTGCGAGCGGAGGCTATCATATCGAGGTAGCGGGACTTGTGCTCGCGTGCCATCCCGGTTAACTGCGCCTGGTAAATCGCAAGGGCCTTGTTCGGGCTCGAGGCCACCGTCTTGTTCAGCGCTTCGGCGCGCGCTTTCATCTCGTCGTAGTGTTTCAGGAAGTTCGCTGCCATCTTGTCGACCTGCGCTGAGTAAGTCTGGACTGCCTTGTTGCAGGCGTCGTATTCGACCCGGAGCTGCCACTGAGCGTCCTTCTCTTTGTTGATCTGCGTTTCGATCTCTTTGAGTGCCTGTTCCTTGGAGGTGATGGCTTCGTTCTGCGTCTTTATCTGCGTCTCGACCGTCGCGACAGCCGTCTGCTCGACCCGTATCTGGTCGATGATATTCTGGTAGGTCATCTCCTGACCCTTCAGCGGGTCGAGAAGTTTCTCCAAGCCTCGTTTCTGCTCCTCGTAGTCGTAGGTGGTCTGGAGGTCGAGGATCGTTTTTTCCTTCTCCAGCCTCAGCTTGGACGCGGCCATCTTGGCGGCGTCGTTAAAGCGCCCCTCTTTCTGCGCCTTGAGAATTTCAAGCTGGAGCCGGTTGATTTCGTGCTGCTTTGCGAAGGAGGCGTCTGAAGCCGCGCCCTCGCCAGCCATCTTCATTTGCGAGAGCTTGGTGAGCGTTTCTTTGTGTTCAGAGAGCGTCGCATTGAGAGCGGTGAGCGTTTCCCTCTGCGCGGTCAGCGAACGGTTCAGAAGTTCCTGCGAATGAGTGAGCTGGTTGGTACGGATATCAGAAGCGTCCATCTGCTTCTGGTATTCGGCTAGAGCGATGTTGGCGTCGTCGTAGGCCTTCCGCATGTTTCGCCACTCGCCGAGGGGAGCACCGAGAGCTACGATCGCCTCTTCCATCTTGTCGAATCTCCCGGCCGCGACGTCCACGTCCTTTGACCAGCCAGGGAGGGCGGTTTTACTGAGTGCTGCCCAGGCAGATTCAAGGGCGGTGATGTTAGCCTGGAGCGAGGCGCCGCCAGTCATGGAGCCGCCGCCATATATAACCGTACCCTTAACCCCGCCCCCAGAGTTAAGACCCTCTTGAAACTTCTGCTGTGCGAACTTTCCTGCCTCTTGGTTGGTGCCGAAATAATGCAACGCCGACCCTGGTACGGCTGCCTTGTCATAGACTACGCTAACGTGCATTACTGGGTGCGAGCTGTTGGCATACCTCGCGACCTGTTGGAGGCTCCCTAATACCGAGCGACCAGTATTGTTGTCAGTCTGTCTTACTGCCGCGACTCCATGACTATTGTTAGCGGTTCTCTCGACTTGAGCAATGGACTTTACGGTGGAAGCTCCTGTCCCGTGGTCGGAAACCTCAACATTGACTTTCTTGGTCTCTGCTTTATCGAGACCCAGCCCGCTGAGGTCGAAAGCTTTCTTGAGCCCGGCCGCCATTTCATCCGCGGCGGATTTCAACCGGCCTGCCGCAAGCCGCGCCGCCATCGCATTCAAAGCGGCATCTACGGCCGCAACGCCCGTTGAAGTGAAAGTGCCTGTGTTGAAAAGTTGCTGCGCGACTCCGGCCGCTGCTCCGGGGCCGATCCTGCCTTGCGAAGTTGCGGAAAGGAACGCGCCAAAAGCCTGTACTCCAGCGCTCTGAAACGCGGGAATCGCGGACATGAACGAGAGTGCCACTTCCTGTGGGAGAGCCCCGGTAGCCGCTCCAGCCGCCCGCGCTTTCTCGACCATGCCCGAGACCGCGGTATCCCACTGTTGCCCGGAGGTGACTATCTGAGAGTTAAGGAATCCAAGGGTGCCGCCCCAGAGTACCGACTTGTTCTTGAGGTCGTCCATAAGCCTGTTGGCCTCTATCCATGCAGGGCCGGCCTGCGCGCCAGAGTCTTTGAGCTGAGAAAACAACTGCATGGTAACGGCCGTGCCATCCTCGGCGCTCCTATACCAGGCGTCCGAAACATATCCGAGGTTGACGGTCTCCACGCCGGCCTCACCCAAGGCTTTCGTCAACTGAGTCACTTCCCCGGACATCAGGCCGTAGTTCTTACTTGTCTTCTCGGTCTGTTGCAGCATGACTTCCATGCTCTGATATTCGGGAGGAGCCCCTGCGGTCGGCGGCTTGATCCCTGCCAACCCCATGCGGGTCAGCATCTGTGTCCTCAGTTCGCGGGTGTTCCCCATGATTGCGTTGCGCTCTAAATCCCATCCTGACGCAAGCGAGGGAAAGTTGCCGGCTATCTGGTTCTGGACGTCGCGCACTTCCTGTGTGGCGTTGATGTATTCCTGAGAACCCTTTGCCGCGTCGGACTGCTTCTTCCGAACATCTTCTAGTTTCGCCACCAAGGGAAGGGTGGAGGCCGCGAGTGCTCCCTGCTCGTCCTGCATCTTGCGGAAGCCTGTTGCAGCGGATTCCGCAGCGGCGTTCTGCTTCTGTGTCTGGTCCACGAAAAGCCCGAATGCGATAGCCGCCGGGGCTGCCACAAGAGCGATACTAGCAAGAGACCCCATAAATCCAACGTAGGATGCCTGGCCGGTCATGAACCCCATTTGAAGGTTGAACATTGCCTTACCGAGTATCCCTGTCCCGGAGGCAGCAAGTTGTATGGCCGAGACGAAGTTAGATATCTTGAACAACGCAAAGGCAGCGCCGAATCCGAGTAGGATAGGCCATACCTGTTTCAGCGCACCCGCGAAGTCCCACACCGCAGTAGCCGCGCCCTTGAGTATCTGGCCAAACAGGTTGAACGTAGAGTTCTTGCCTTCGAGGATAGTGACGACCTTCGCCAAAGCCTTCTCGAGCTCGGGCATCATGTTCATGCCCATCTCGATGAGCGGCTTCTTCGCATCGTTCAATGCGACAGCGAATTTCTTAGCGGGGTCCTGCATCTGCGTGCCGAACATCTGCGCGGTTTTACCAACAGAATCGCCCATCGTCTGCATGCTTACGGCGAAGTCGTCTGCGGAGATCCCCGCCAACGGCAGAACGGCTTTCAGTGATCGGATGTTCGGGAAGAATTCAGCGAGAGCTGAGGTGTCAGTACCGCAGGCATCGGCTATCTTCATCAGGGATGTGAAGAGTCCGTCGGCGCGTAGGGAGTTGAGGTCGAAGTTGATGCCTAGGTCCTTGGCGGCCGCCTTCGCGCCGTCTGAAGGTTTAATGAAGGCCATCATAGCCTGGTTCAAAGCCATAAAGGTTGTGGCGGGCGGGACACCCTTCTGTGTGAGGGTGACGACAGCGGCCATCAATTCGCGGTAAGAAACCCCGGCTATGGCTGCAGTTGAAGAGGCCTTGGCGGTGTTATCTCCAAGGTCCTGCATGGTAAGTGCGCCGTTGGCTACAGCGGTGGCCATGACGTCGGCGTATTCGGAACTATCCTTGAGGGCAACAGAAGAACCCTTGTAGGCGTTCATCGTCCCGGCTAGAGCTTTGACTGCGGTCGTCGTATCCGATATACCACCGACAGCCAGCTTTGCCGCGGTGTCCAGAATGGCGAATCCCTCCGCATCGCTCGCCTTGGGCATATAGGATTTCACCCAATAAAAAGCATCGCCAAGAGCTTTGGCAGATACGGGAAGCTTGGTGGACATGTCGAGGATAGACGTCGACCAGCCCTCCATCTGTGCCTTGGAAGCATTGGTGATCGCGGCGACGTTATAGAGGGAGGTCTCGAAGTCCATAGCAAGCTTGACCGCGGCGACAGCTACGGCCGCGCCTATCAAAGCGATCCCGGTGGCGGCCATCTTCGCGCTCTGCCCCAAAGCGGAGTTCTTCCCCTCCAGTGCCTTCAAAGAGGCGGAGGCCTTCGCACAGCCCATATCAAGTTTTGTTGTATCCAGGCCCATCTCAGCCCAGATCGAACCCATGGAACCGAACAACTATTTCTTCTTTCGCTTTACTCGCTTCCAGGCTTTATCGAGGGAGGACTGATGCTTAGCGTCCGCCTCGGCCTGACTCATCTCGTGGAAGTAAGTGGGTTCTTTTCCTGATTCGATGAGGCTCAATAAGTAGCCGGCGGCCTCATCAAGACAGTAAATTTCGTAGGGGTCGGTCAGATTCAGGTACGTCGACGGGGATGTCTTGAACCGCTCGCTTGTACGTGCCAGCAGAAAAAAGCTCGCGGATTGCACGAAAGGGGATTAAACTGTTGACCCCGTTCATGACGTAAGACCACAATGCCATCAACTGCGCTTGGTCAAGGTTCTCCTTGACCTGCTCATAGGTCGGTTCTACTAGTGTGGCCGCCGCGACTATCTCCAGGACTTCGGCCCGCTCGGCGATGGATGTCCTGGCGACGGTGAGCGAAACGTCCATCAGTTCGTCGACAGCCGCGCTCAGTTTGTTGGGGATCCTCCCGTCTTTTGCCATGCGGAGGATGGAGGGACGCCGCACTTTTGCGTTAAACGGCGTCCCGTCCAGGAAAGGCGGGAGCTCAACTACGAGCTCCGCGCCGTATACGTTTACCTTCTTCAGGTCCTCGAGGGAAGTCGGCTCAAGCGTGCTCGTGCCTTCTCCATCAAGTATTGCCTCGGTCATGTGAGTCCTCCTAGGTTATCGCTTCGACGATCTCTTCCTTGATGGCGCCATCGCCCGTACTCGGGTTGGACCTCGCCGTGATGACGAACTTGTCCTCGGCGAACTTCTTGTCCGTGTTGTCGCCATCGCCGATCTGGCCCATGCAGAACGGGAAGGTCAACTGGAGGAATCCGTCCAGCGCTCCCTCTACTTCGTCGGTTTCCGGCGTGGTGTAATGCGGCACCCACACCTCGAGTGAGAACATGCCGGCGAACGTGCTGGAGCTTTCCCAACCGACGACCTCCGTTGCCTGCAGTACCAGATTGCCGCCGGCGATAGCGTGCTTGAGCTCGAAGTCGAGAGAAGCCACCGTCAGTTCGAGGTCCACGCCCTTGAACATGTCTGCCTCGGTGATGGTGCAGACCACGACGTCACCGCCCCGCTGTTCCTTCTCATCGCCTTTGATAATCGCCGGCTTGATTGTGAGAGCGTTGGGGATGTTCGATACGACGGGAACTGCCGAGGGGTCCGCGGCTCCCGTGTCCAGGAGCTCGGTCACCCTTACCTCTTTGATCGAGTTGTAAAAATCACCCATTTATTTCACCTCCTGTACGTGCTTGTGTTTCTTCAGTTCAGTCAGCCTCGGTCCAGTGACGGAAACCGCCACGCCTTTTGTCAGGCGCTCGTAGGTCCCGTCAGAGAAGCGGTACAAATAAGACCCGGTCGCTATAAACGCCGGGTCCTTCTCCGGAGCCTTCTCGGGCTCCCAATTTGTCTCGTTCATAACCTCACCTCACTATCGCCACCTCGAATTCGACTATCCTGAAAATGGTCTCGCGGTCATCATCGTTAGCATCTCCCGAGGTCCCTGTGTGTTCGGGGATCCCCGAGGCAAGCCGGGCATTGTTCAAAGCCCCGATGACCTGATAGACCAGAGCGTCTAGATCGTCGTAGTCCTCATCTCTTGTGTGGACCATGACCTGGATTCGCTTGTTCAACCCCTGCTTGACCGCGTCTTCACCTGCCACTCTGACCACGCCAAACGGGCTGGGGCTCAGCTTGTTCGCCCTCTGCGGCTGGTAGAATTCGTCGAACGACATGTACAGAGCCGTTCGCAGGTACTGGAGGACCTCGTCTCTTATCGCCATTACATCCTCATGATCCGTGAGTAGTTCGAGAACACTTCAGCCTTGTTCGCGTCTATCGTGGGGTCCAGGATCTCGTACTTCTTGTCCATCGCGAGTTCGAGATAGACACCGTAGTCGACCTGGTGGGCGATGTAGATCATGATCTTGTTGCCCTTCATGTAGGAGCCGCCCTTGAGACCCCTTCGCGCGTTGCCCGAGATGTCATGCCATGGGGCGTTGGCCTGGGCGTAGTTCTGCAGCCTGGGAGCAGCTTGCATCTGCGAGTACGCGGCGAGCGCGACCTTCGTCTTGCTGACTTCCTTGACGAGCTTGCCGATGGTGGAATCCAGACCCCTCATGGCCATTTAGGACATCTCCTCCAGCGTGCATTGCTTCGAGATTACAAGTCCATTCCAGGTGATCTCTCGCACGTCTGTTATCCTGTAGAACTTGCCCAGCGTGAAGGTGTCCTCATTCTCGTCCGAGTGCTCGAGGATATCGGCGTCGTGTTCGCAGAGCATCCTCAACTGCCGGGTCCTGATGAAGCGAAACTCGTCGCCCTCTCTGACTCTCTCGGTCTTGTTCTTGCCGTAGAGCCTGAAGGTCTGGGCGTCCAGTTCGTCGGTCGATGAAGCCTTTTTCCCGTTCGTGACCGTAGAAGTCTTGCGGCTTATGATTATGCTTGAGGGGTTGTCCGCGATCATCCGGGACGTGTCGACCCTCATGGAGTCTGTCAAGAGCGACGTAGCTGTTCCCCCCTGCTCGTCCTGAACCGCCAGTATTGTTTGATGCAGTATTCCTGTGCACTCCCCTTGTCCACCGATTCGTCACCCAGGGAATAGGCGAGCCCGGGGAAGGCATCGATGATGCCCGCTTTGCAGAGCCAGGAGAACGCTACAATGTCCATCAGGTCGTAGACGTAACCATGAAGGTAGACGCCCCCCTGTTTCACGTCGAAGACAAAGGACCCGTCGATAGGATCTGCCGTGTAGTCACCGGCCTCTTCGTACTCCGTGCCCTCGTAGGCATCGGTCAGCGCGATGGTCTCGACGTAGTCCCGCCCGTAGTACCAGGTGAGGTAATCCTCTGTCTGCAAGGGCTCGAAGTAGATGAGCTTACGCCTGGTCTTGGCGAGGTTGGTTATCTGCACGTCAGTGACGACAGGGGGATCTCCCATGTCCTCGAGCAACAGCCTGACATGTTCGAGCAGGTCGCTATCCATGCCTCAGCATCTCCTTCACCGTCTTCTCCTTTTCGGTCAGGACCTGGTAGTAACGGTGCTTCGCCTTTATGCGCTCCTTAGAACGCTTCTCCCTGTCGTGCCTGATCGTCAGGCCGAATCTTTCAGACCTGTATCCTTCGCCGGCCTCTCGGATGTCGCAGATGAGTCGGCTCTCCGAGTCCACCAGGCGGTAGTGCAGACCTTCGTAGTGCAACCCTTCAAAGTGCCTGAACAACCGCGGGTAGAAGTGCGTCGAGCCTCCCTCCCTGAGCACCGGGCAGAACAGCACGTCTTGATCGGGCAGGTCGTCTAAGACTTCCGGATTCTCCACCCATTCGTCCGCGTCCAGGGCGAGATACCAGTCGCACCCGCCGATCAGGTACATGTTGCGCTTCTCCACCTCCGACAGGTCGGGGCAAATGGACAGCGACACCTCTTTGTCCAGCCCGCTCAAGTATGCAAGCGTCCCGTCTGTAGAGTAGCCCGGCTCGCCAGTGAAGTGTGGGAAATCTTGAAACACGCCGTCGATTGCTACAATGCGGTCGACGTGGTCGATGGCCGATTCGATGCAAGTCTGCAACAGGGGCATGTCGTTATATGTGATAAGAACGAGGTTCAACATTTCTCTACGTTACTTACAGTGTCGTTGGTGTGTTATCAGACCAGCTTTCGACTTGGCTAAAAAGCCACAACCGCAAAGGTGTTGGGGAGGCAGCCCATTCGTCAGCGTCGAGGTCGAGATGTCTGCTATTCCCCGCAGTCGGAACAGTCCGCTCTTGAGCAGGTCCATCGCCAGCTGCTCGGACATCCCTGCTTCTGTGACGTCCACGACCTGGCCCCGGGGGAACAGGACGCTAAGGCCTATCCCCAGGTCGATGCGCTTCTCGTCTTTCGGTCCTACATACGAAAGGTATCGAATCATGTGGGTGGAAAGGGGAGCCGTGAGACTCCCCTTCCATTACCTCCTTGTCGGGTCTAGGCGTTCGGGTCAGTGGACGCCGTCCGCACGCAGATGATTCCCGTGTCGACGTCATCCAGCGTGACCTTCTCGTAGCCGTAGACGACGCTGATGGACGTACCCCATTCGTTCTCGTAGTCGAACTTCTCGGGTATCCAGCGGGGTGCGCGGCCGAGGCCGTTCACCGCGGCGCCGGAGCCGAAGAGTATCGCGCTCGCAACGTTGCTTACGGGGCTGTTCGTGTTCTCGTCGCTGGGGACGCGCGCGCTCTCGTACAGGACTACGCCGTCCCAGTGCCCGAGGGCGCCGGTGAACAGCGGGTTGTCCATGCCGGGAGGCATCGCTTCCCTGTTGGCCTGTGTCCAGACAGTGTCGCCCTTCAGATCGTAAGCCTGGAACTCATCGATGACCATGCCGTAGTACGACTGGCCGTTGATGACGAACGCGGGCTTGATCAGGAGCTGCTTCGCCTTGACCCTCGCCTTGCTGATGACCGTAGTCGTCAGCTTGTCGGTCGAGTCGATATCGTTGATCCCGGTCGCGTTGCCGCCGTAGATGACGTTGTCCGGAGCGGTGGTCAGGACAGTGAACAGGTGGTCGTCCAGTTTCCCTGAGAGCCACTCGGCCAGTGCCACTTTCGACAGGTTGCCGAGGTCGTAGATGCTCTGCTCGTCGGTCATGATGTAGTTGCTGGTCGCGTGCCTGAGCTGGTCGACGGACACGTCCTGGTAGTCGAAGCCGAGGTTTTCCTCGGTCCCTCTCAGGGTCGTGTTGCCGGTGACTCCTGCAGCAACGAGCTTCTTCACCGTGTGGATCCTGATCGTGTTGCCAGGCTGGCTGGTCAGATCGCTCTTCTGGATGATCGGCTTACCGGAGCCTTCCGGCCCGGTGAACTTGTCCCAGAAAGTGTCGAGCAGTGCCTGCCGCAGGATCATCGCACCGTACAGTATCGGTACGTGCCCGGGGATATCACTTGATGCTAGTGCTGCCATATTGTTTCACCTCCTCCTGAGGCTTTAGATCAACTTGATTTCTCCGCTCGCGATCTTCTCGGAAAGTTTGGAGTCCTCGTCCAAGAGTTTGTTGAGCTTAGCGGGGTCGTTGAGGTCGGCCTGAGATATGGTCTTCATGCCTTCCCCGTCCTTCCCGGTGTTACCCATTCCAGCGGCGCCGATCCCGGGGGCCTTTGGGTGTGCCTTCGCGTAATCCTCGACGACCGAGGCAATATCTTCTTTCGAGGTCACGTGGGGCAATATCCAGCGGCTGTCGGGGACGAACTCGGGATGCTTCTCGGCGAGATACGAATGCAGTTCCACTTGTAGGGCGAGCGTGTCACGGGCCTTAGTTGAGGCCTCGAGCTCGACCTGGCTCTTCTCGTAGAGCGTCTTGAACTCATTGTTCTTTTCGAGGGCTTCCCTCTCCGTCTTGTCCTGGGCTGCCTTGATGGTGTCACGCTCTGCTTTAAAGGCATCACGCTCTTCCTTCAAGGACTTGTTCTCAGCATCTCGCTTGTCTGCCAAGCTTTGGAAATGCTTTGCGTCTGCGGCCAAATCCCGTTCCGAAGTGTCGCCAGAAGTCTCCTCCTGCTTCTCCTCCGTGCCGCCATCTGTCGCTTCAGCCATGTCAGTACCTCCTGGGTACTAGAAAGGCCCTCCGGAATCTCCGAAGGGCCAAGGTATGTGAACCGCGGTTGCGGTGTGTTTTCAGTCGATGTCGTCGACGTAGCGCAGCAAGGGCTTCCAGCTGCAGTTGCCAAAGTTCTTCACGCGCCAGAACCATGTCCTGTCAAAGAAGAGCATCTCTACCGTTGCGTGAATGGGACCCATGTTCATTCTTGTCCCTCCGGTGGTAGCAAAACGACTGATTCGCAGGGCAAGATATGCAACTTGCCATCTTCTTCCCATATAACCAAGCGGAAAGCGTCACCGCCGCATATTGCTATGCAACCAACGTCCTCCATAGACTTATCGCATGTCGGCCCATCGCCGTAACTAAAATTCATGCTGCCATCTCCAATTCGTTCCGTGACCACCAGTCGCCTATCCTGCCGCCGCCCGTCTGCATGTACTCGTCAATCCAGTCGTTGAACACGGCCATCTCGACGACGACGCTGCTCGTAACGCACAAACAACCGCAATGCGGTGTCATCGGTATGTCACCTACAGGGTAAACGCCTATCCCAAGACCCTCATCATGCTCCGCATAGTCGGGGCACTCACACATGATGTCCGGGTGCTCCGACGACAGTTCCCACTCCTCGCCGTAACAAGCCGGGTTCCGCTCGGCGCTCAAATGCTGCGCCTGCTTGAACGACTCCATGTACTCGTTACGAAGAAGCCGCGCCGCATCGAAAGAGACAGGCCGCTGCCTGAAGGTGAATGTCAAATGCTTGCCGGTCTTCGGGTCGATCTCCTTCAGCGTGCGGGTTATCGTCGGGCTGAGCTTCTTGCCCTGCCTCGCCGGCTGCAGGAACCGCTTCAGTTGCTCGGCTATCCTGGGGTCGTCGTAATGCAACCCTCTTGCCATGCCCTCTGTGACGATGCGGGAGATGCCGGAGCGCGAGAGCTCGCCCATCTTCCATATCCTGTCCGAGAGGTAGAGCCCGTCCTCGTAGGTGCGCGCGTACAATATCTGCACGGCCTCTGTGGGGATGCGCCCGATGAGCTTCGCCGTGTCGACGGTTATCCCCAGCCGCTTGTCGAGCACCTCCAAATACTCCGCCGTCCCCTTGCGAAAAGCATCCGTCTGGATACCCGCCGCTTCCCTCAAAGCTTTTTCGATCAGGGTCTCGTAGCCGGACTGCGCGTCTGCCGCAGCTTTCGACAGGTTGCCGACGACCTGCTTGAGGTGCCACTTCGCGAAGTCGGTAGGGGCTTTGGCGAGCTCCTCGTTCACCTGGGCGGCGAGGTCAAGGTAGATCTTCGCAACCTGCCGGTCGTAAGATGCTAGCCTTCGAAACGCTTCGCCCCGGGCCCTCGCCATGTACCCGGCATACGTTTCGGGGGTCACTTGCCTTTCTTAGCCTTCCCGCCCTTGGCCGAGGATTTCTTGGACCCTACAGGGGATGAACCCTTGCTCTTCGCCCGGGCTGCAAACTTCGCCCTTGCTGCCTTCTGTGCTGCCGTTGCCATCATGTTCTCCTTTTATAATCCTGGCGCCGGCGGGGCCGCCGCTTCCGCCGCTATCCTCGAGCCCGTTAGGTCAGGGTTGAACGAAGCGTCTATCTGCGTTCTCTCGGCGAGTATCTTTGCCAGCTCCTCTTCAGGGTTCTGCACGCCGCGCTCTTTCATGATCGTCACGACGCTCTTGACCAGCATCTCGATCTCTTTGGCCTGTATCTCCAACAGCTCCAATTCGTTCTGCGGGATTCTCGGGGTCGTCTTGATCTTCATGCCCAGCTTGTCCGGGTCGTACTTCAAGCCCTCATAAACCTGCGCTGTCTTCAAAACATTCGTATAGACCTCTTCGAGTCCGGGTCCCCAATACATCATCTTGCGGTTGCACTTCGAGACGATCGAAGTGAACATCAGCTTTATGGCGACGCCGGAGATCGCGCCTGTCGTGTCGATCTTGTCCCGGGTGATATTCGGGACTCCACTGAACTGATGGATTTCGCCGAGCAATCGGTCGACGTAGGCTTCAAGAGCGGCCATGCTGCCAAGCGTAGACTCAAGTTTCTTGGCGTCGGCCGGATGGTTCTCGTCGCCGCTCATCAGCTTCCAGACAGCCCCTGGAGAAACCTCAAACTCGTCTGTGTTCGATTCGTCGATGTTCAACAGGAGCGCGATCGGGAACAGTTCGAACTTCAAAGCGTCGGCCTGGTCTGACATCTTTCTGCAGACCTCGTTGATCGGGTCATACAAAGGCTCGAGGTCGCTCTTCCCCCATATCTCGCCCAGGTTCGGCTCGTTCGGGATCAGGGTCACGGGGAGGAAGTCGATCGGCTTGTTGTCCTTGTATAAGGGCCCGTCGAAAAGTATCTCGCGCGGCTTCGGGTCGGCACTCTCTCCGAGGTCCTCGACGTTGAACAGAGCCTCAGTCACCCAACAGACTGTCTTGCCCGAGATCGACCTCAACTCAAACGTCTGCCGCCAGATCGTCTTCTCGTCATCCTGGAACGAACAGAAGTGCACCTTCTCCATGATGTCGACGTCGTCGGCGTTCATGATCGGGAAGCATTCTCTGGAGGGGCGGAAGATAGTGCGTATCTTGTTGAGCATCGGGTTCCACAAGACCTTGACCGCGATGCCCCCCGTCAGACTTCCTTCACCTGCCGACTGCAGAAGCTTCTGGTCAAGCTTGTTATCTCTGTGGACTTGTTCGAGGACTTGGTAGGCGTTCTCGTCCTCAGCGTCCAGGCCTATCGGGTTCTCGAACATCCAACTCGCGATTTCGTCGATGAAAAACTTGGGATATCTGAGTTGGAGTTTGGAGGGGGTGTACTTCGTGTTATTAGATTTACGAGAATCGGAGGGGTAGTCGTGGACTTCCTGGTGGATGTTGAGGTCACCCTCTGACCACTCGGCGACCTGAGCCTCGATGTAGCGCCAGAACTTGCCGTCGTAGTAATCCTGAGCCTTCTGAGCGGCAAGGACCCGTTCCTTCGCGGCATTGGTCAATATCTTCAGCTCGGGTGGGTATGCCGCCATCGGCAAGTTCATCGGGTCTTTCATCTGAACCTCAGGTTCTTCACTGTGCCTCCGCCTGCTCGTTTCTTCAGCATCAATTCAGTTATGCACCAAACAAGTGCGTCGAATCTGTCCGGCGAGAAGTCCGCCTCGCCTGGAACGTAGGTCGTCATCTGATCCTCGAGTTGCGAGAACGTCCCCACGTGGTGCACGCGCCGCTGCTCGTATAGCGCGGCTACCGGTTCCGCTCGCGCGATCTTGCCCTTGGAAGCGTGGACGCCCCTGTAACTGACGTTCGGGTCGACGGTCCTTATCGTCTTCTCGACCAGGTCCCCGCCGTTGTTCGTCTCGGCGATGACCCTGTCGGCTTTCATCGCGTGATAGGCTCCGACCGCGACAGAAGCCCATGCGTCTGGGCTCCTTCGTCCCGACAGGTCGTTGAACACATAGGCGTGGCCATTAGAAGCCCTTGAAGCGACGATGATGCCCGTCTCGTTGGACTCATCTGACGAGGTGACAGCCGGGTCGACGCCTATAACAGTCCTTACCAGCTCCACCTTCTCGGGCAATGCCAGGACCCTGGTCTCATCGAGTAGTGCCAGCGTCCAGAGGGCACCTGGGGTGTCTGTCAACAGTTGCCCCAGCAGCTCCTGCCTGCCGAGCCTCGTCCCCTCGTAGGTCAGGATGTTCTCGCGATAACCTCCCGCGAGGTTCTCCATGTTCTCGTAGGACGTGCCTGTGACGACGACCACGCCGTCCATCTTCAGCAGTTCCTTGAGCTGCTTGATCGGCCGGGGCGTTGTCGTTATGAGCGACTTGGCATCCCCGAGCCGACAGCCAAACATCGCGTTCGACCATGCTTCCTCGGCATATCGCCAGGAGGCAAGTTCGTCAGCCCAGATAAAATGGTGGGACGGCCCTCTAAGCTGGTCAGGCTTGTCGCCCGAGAACGTCTCAGCCTGTACCCCGTTCGGCCAGGTTATCCTGCGCTTCGACGGCTCATAGTGCGGATAGAACCAGGGCGGGGAACAGGCCAGTATCCCGGCCTCGCCCTCGACCATCGTGGAACGAAGCTCGCCGGCCGTCCTGGCGATTAGCCCCATCCTCGGAGCCGTCGCTTTGAAGGCCAGGTCCCGGACGTACTCCGCGGCGGTGCGCGTCTTGCCCCAACCGCGGCCGGTCATGATCAGCCACTTGCGCCAATCACCTTCGGGGGGGAGCTGTCCCTCCCGCGCCCAGAAGTCCCAGTCGTACTTTAGTGCCTCAGCTTCCCTTGGGGTCAGGGTGCTCAGCAGTTTGTGCCTGTCGCCTACGCTCAGCGATAGAATCGAGTCCCGAAGTGAGCGCTTCGATCGGGCTGACTGGTATCGGTCCTCCGTCGGGTCCGCTGATTTCGCGCTTGTCGCCATAAACGTCTCGCCTCAAGCCTTTCAGCAGGAAGATCAGGAGCGTGTCCGAGGGGTCCATCCAGGCAGTCGCCCGAGCTATAGCCGCTCCTTCGAGTCGGTCGGCAACCTGCTCCTTGGCATTCGCGACGTGGTCGACAAAGGCGGGGTCGGCCTCGAGCCAGCGGTACCAGGTCATCCGGTCGATGCCGGCATAAAGGCAGGCTCCGGTCACCGTACCGACGGTCACATAACCGTCTAGCGCCTTGCCCTTTTTTATAGTCGTCGCATCTGTAACAGGCTTCTTAGCCGATGAACTTGCCTTCTTCTGCGGCTTTTTCTTCGGCTTGGATGAACTTGCGGTTGCCTTGGACGCCTTCTTCGTCGCCATCTAACGCTACCTTTACTGTGATTTCGAAGACTCGCCCGGTACAGACCCCGAGCTGCATGACTGCCAGTGATTCTGTCTGCGGGACATCCAACTTCACCAGGAAGCCGTCGCCGCCGCCGTGTGTCTGGATCGCGCTCTGGATATTAGGCAGGGAGGCCTTGAACTTGATGAGCTCGAATCGCTTCTTTGGCACGGGCAAACCTCTCTTCCAGCCCGAACTTCTCTGCGAAGGACAGCACCCCGATGTTATGCACCGCATCGGGCCCCATCGTGTGATGGTCAGCACACAGCGGAATGATGTTCTCGGGGATGTCTTTCGCTTTGCCAGCCGGCCGCTTGCAAACGATATGGTGACGCTGGGCGGGTCGGCCGCAGATTTCGCAGTACATGCGCCTCCAAAAGAAAAAGCCGCCCGAGAGCGGCGAGTGTGCGGGTCCCGCCGGGGGTAACCGCGGGACCTGAGGTCGGCTGGAATGAACAGCCGTGATCGTCGCTGTTTAGCCCCAGCGACAGGGCATAAAAAAACCCGCGCTCGGCGGGTTGTGTCAAAACGAATGACTCTACTAACTTACCAAAAGGTCAACCGTCAGTCAAGGGTTTCCCCCGCGAGCTTGTCCCGCCAGTACTGCGCGTTCTCTTTTGCCTCCCTATCCATGCCCTCCACGACCGTATATGCATCGTCGTTTTTCACAAGGCATCCCGAATCTGAGCCCTTGCGTTTCCGGTCGAAGATCAGGAACGCTTCGTGCCTCCCTACTCCGTAGGACTTCTCGAGAGCGTGGATGTAGACCGCCATCAACTGCTCGACTCCGATCATTCGCCCCTCCTGAGGTAGACGCTGAAGGCCAGGACCGCATTCTGAGCCGCTGCTCCGAGAGTCCCCTCCACCTTCCGGGCTGGCTGGCTCAGTATCCACTCCACGTTGTCCTGAATGAGCTTCAGCCTGAAGGCCATCTCGCCGCTCCCGCTCCGGGACTTCATCAGCTCTCTCAGGTTCGCGAGGGCTTTTCTACAGTGCGGGTGGTACTTTTTCGGCGTGTTCGCCATCGGGAGCCCGCAGAGGAGACAGGACTTGGAGATCTGACCCATGTCATTCAAGCGACCGCCCCCTTGGCCAGCATCTGCCGGCGGGTGTTGCTCTCCCGCTGCTGCTTCGTATGTCTGATGGGAGCGCACAGTTCGCAGAGATACGACCTGTAACCGCGGTGGGAGATATCGGCACCGCAGTCAATGCACCTGCAGCCAAGCTCCCGGCTCTTGCGAAGGTTGGAGGTGATCTCGATCGCGAAGCATGGCCCGCAGAAGCCAGCAAAATGGGGTATCGGGTCTCCACAGGAACGGCAGTTGCCGCGGAGCTGGACGTCAGCCTTCTTCATCTGCTCTTCAGCCTCTTCGAGGAAGAGACGGTCGACTTCGGAGAGCGGCTTTCTGGCTTCGCGGGCTTCTTCTACCGCGGCGAAGTATTCAACAGCGTCCATCATCACCAGCCCTGCCTCCTTTCGATTCGCTTGACCTCGAAGTCCCCGAGCCTGACCTTGCTCTCGATGAACTGCCGTGCCGTGCCGTGGAATACCGGGATGCCCTTCGCCTTCGCGTGGTCGGCCTCGATATCGGCGCCCATGGAGATCCCCGGGAGCCGGAGCATGACGTCACAGCGCTCCAGAAGGTGGAGGTCATACTCGTACCAGAAATCGGGGGGCATCGGGTAGACGAGCTGGCAGAGAAGCGTCAGGTGCGGGACCAGGGCGACGTAGCCCCCGGCCACCAGCGTCTTCCAGGCGTCTATTGCCAGGCGCGTGTTCTCGATAGGCTCCGGGTGGGTGTAAGGGCCAGCGACATAGACGAGGGTCTTCATGCGCACCACTCCAGCCGCTCCCATTCGCCCGAGTGAACCGCCCACAGGATGAAGCAGTAGACCGAATTGTCGATGAGCGAGTCATGAAAAACTTCAGGGAAAGGAACGCCCGACTTGATCTGCTGCTTGATTCGCGCGCCCTTGAGCCGGTGTACGCCCACCAGGTCCTCGAGCGTGACGTCCAATATCGACTCCTTGGCATGCTCGTTCTGCCGGGCGATGAAGATCTTGCGGCAGTCAGCCTGGAAGGCGTCGAAGGCGTCCAGGAGTGGGTTCGCGGCCGGGACCGGGTTGGCTTCGACCGCTTTCCGCTTCACTGGTACCTCGATCGGCGTTGGATTGAACCCCTTCAAGTCCTCCGGCTTCTCCTGCCCGCACTCCTCGCAATTCTCCGGCGTCTGCTTGACCTTCCTGCCGTCGTAGGTGAACAAGTTCCCGCACTTCTTGCACTTCGCTTCCATGCTTCTCAGCTCCTTAACCGTGTTCTCAAAGATTTCCGTCTTCGTCAGGCCCCGCACTTCAGCCGCCACCGCTTCGAGGACGTCCGTCGTGCCGTACGCCTTGCACAATGCCGCGCCCTGCCGTGAGTAGGGTGTCAGCGAGGCCCCCCCCCCCGGCTCATTCAGTAACCCTGTCCTTCTCCCAGCAACACCGCTTGTACTTGCGGCCGCTTCCACAGGGACAGGGCTGATTGCGCCCGACCTTCGCGCCCCTACGGACTGTCTCCACGGTGAACTGCTTCGTTACCTTTGGCGCGGCCATTGAGATGTCGATTCGTGTGTGTTCGCCGTCCTCACGAAGCTCTCGTTCTATTTGCACGCCGCACCCCTTTCTTCAAGCGCCTTCTTGCAGGCCTCGCAGATTGCCAGGCCGTCTCGTTCTTCTGTTGCTTCGTGGCAGCCACACCAGCTACAAAGGCGCATCAGTTTCCTCCCATTAATGGCAGCGGTGGTTTGTCGCATCTATCACCTTTGCGGCGATTAGCCTTCGCCCATAGCGGCCTTAGATTCCAGAGGCTCCAACACGCTTTGAAGTCGTGGTCCTCTGGTGATGAGAAGTTGAAGTCTGAAATCGGGCGGATGTGATCGATATGCCAGGTGGACCCGTAGTTCTCCCAGGTCATGCCGGTGATGAATTGCGCTTCAATATGTACCTTGAGGTCGGCAAGAGAGTAGCCGACAAGACCTTCCCAAGAACGACCATTCTTGTTCCCGTTAAGAGCGCTTCTAATAGACCTGCCGACGTTGTAATGCAACCGATATTGAGGATCCTCGCGACGCCGAGCGTAATATACCCGACGCTCTTCTCGGTGTGTCTCATGCCAGCGCCTGTTGGCTGCCCTGATTTTTTCTCGGTTCTTATCCTTATAATCCTTAGCCCGTTTGCGCTCACTCGCACGGTGCATCTGCCTCCAAACCTTGTATGGTACGTCCTGGTGTTTGTCGCAATAAATCCGCTTGGCGCTTCTAGGAATTGGAAGCGGTTGGCCGCAGACCTTGCAGAATGCTGGCGTCGTGAGTCTGTTTCTGCTCACGGCTTTCTTGGGAGTCAAACCACAACCTCCACCTGAAACAGCCGGCCCTGTCCTGCCGGCTCTCCATCCTCTGTTACGGTGCATGTGTCACAGTCCACGGGCGGGCGCGGGCAGGTGTCGCAGAGAAGCATCGATGAGGCGATCATCCCGTTGTGCTTCTTGCAGTAATGCCGGCACCACGAGACGAGCTTGTGCGGTGGTAGATAACGGTGGCAGTGAGCGCACCAGGCCCAGGGGAGCTTCCACTCGCCACTTGCCGCCAGCTTCCCGTGCCTCAGCATTATGGCTTCACTCCCACTTTCAGCCCCCGGATCAGCAGCCAGGAGATCACCAGGGTTACGGGGATGACGATGGCGAGGACGTGGAAGCCGTTCATCGCCTGTGCCTCTCGATCGCCGTCTCGTCCTGGACTTCTGCTACCATGCCAGGGTCGATGCCGTGCGCCTCGATGAGCCTCCTGGCAGCAGCCGATAAGCGCGGGTCCTGAACGAAGGCCCCTGACGGCTCCCCCTCCGGTTCCCCGTGCATTTGCACATCCGGTTCCCCCTGGGGGGGTAGGGGGGGAACTGCAGATGCAGATGAAGAAAGACGCGCGCGCGAGGGTGTTACATCGGCGTTACAGCCTGCGTCCCCTTCTGTTACATCTGCGTTACAGTCGCGTTTCCCCCTGTACTTCTCGATGCGCTTCCGGCCCTTTTCCCGCTTGAGATAGGCCTTTCTCATGCGCCGGTTCACAAGCGTTACAATTCCGTTACAAGTCGTCATATCGGCTGCATTTAGCGCCTCATTTTCTGTTACAAAAGTGCGCAACTGTGCCACAGAACATGCACACATGCGCGCAAGTTGCTCCTCTGTGCCGGAAATAAGTCCGCGGTCGCCGTCCAGAAACATCGCGTCTAAGGCTTCCCTCCAGACGGCGCGAGACTCAAAGGTGAGTGCGATGACGCGGGGGTCACGCCGGAAGTCGCCCGGGTACCATTGATACGCCGGCGCTTTGTTCTCGTTGTCAGCCAACTACCTATCCTTCCTAATCGCTTCCAGGCACCCCGGGCAATCGACCGCCCGCTTCGTCCGCTTCCAGCCTGAGAACGGCACCAACTTCTTGCGCCGGCAACTGACCTCATACCCGCCCTTCGCTTTCACCCGGTGGCCGTGGTGAACTAGGCCGCCATCTCGATGTTGTAGTCTCAAGCCGCCTCCTTGTACCTGTCCGCGTCGAACAGCGCTCCATGCTTCGGGTGGTGGTTCTTCATCATCCAGACCTGTCTCATCCAGCGTTTCTTGTAGGCGAGGAACACTTTCACCGAGTACCTGATCGCCGGGTACCAGTCACGCTTGCAGGAGCACGCCCAGAAGCCCCGGCCTGTGCTGGCGATGGGGTAGTCCGTCTGGATCTCCAGCCACTCCCTCAGCCGCCGCTCATCGACTCCTGTAGCCTCCACGATCTTCATCACCGGGCACGGTTCCTTGGGGGTCGCGCCGCTGCCCGAGAGGTACTCGTAGACCGCGAATTCAGGAAAGTCGTCGGGTATGGTCAACCCGCCTCCTCTTCTGCCTCGCAACTGCTCGAGGCCACCACGGTACGCTGCAGGTTCAGGCAGTAGCCGTGGAACTCCGAGCACTCGACGTACAGGTTGTAGGGGCAGTCGGCGCAGGTCATCGTGCCTCGATGGGAATGGGGATGGCCGAAGCGGGTTGCGTAGCATCCTCCTGGTGGCAACTCGAGGGGCCCGCCCCGGCCAACTTGTCTGCTATCTCTATTCCCAGGTCCAGGTACGCGCCGAGCTTGTCGATCAACCGCGGGTCCGGGATGATCTCGACGTTCGCATGGCATGCCCGGGCGCGCCGGAGTACTTCCTGCAGCTGGGAGGGCAGCGGCTGCTTCTCAAGCCCGGGGCAGAGGTCGCGTGCGGTCATGGCTTGCCTCCGCGATCGTGGCAGTCGGGCCTATCGGCTTGAACGGTTGTCATGTATCCACCCTTCTGCCAGCACATATTTCCATTGCCGGGGAAGTGTGGGCATTCTCCGCAGGTCGGGCAGTGCGGCTTTTCCTTGCGGAGCACGAACCGGGTCAGCTTGACCTTCGTGACCTTGCCCTGCAGCCGCAGCATGTCCCTGGACAGCTCGTCGTCCAGCGTCTCCAGCCGCGCCACCCTCTGCTCGAGGTCGTCGATGCGCCTCTTCAGTGCCTTGCGCTTCATGCCGCCGCCTCGTCTGACTTCCAGACGGCGCATATCCCGTTCGGGCCCATCAATTGGTCGGTGAACTGGCAGTCCTCGAGGCCGACCATGGCGTCAACTCCAAGCCCGAAGTCGCACCTGGTCGCTATGCCCTTCGGTGTTCCATGCGCGCAGTGGCGGCAGTTGTGCCGCTTCCGGAGGACCGCCTTGATCTCGGGGAAGTCGTCCGGCTCGAGGGGGCAGTCGCTGTCACTCACGCCCATGCCCAGGTTGCCCGTGTTGAAGGGGCACACCGGCCATTCGTTGCCTTCATCGTCGCGGCTGGTGCCGTAACGCACGGGGCATTCGTTGCATTTGCCCGGGACCGTTTCCATCTGCGTAACCTCCTGGCTTACTTGTCCCACCATTCGCCTCCCTGGTCAGGTGTCGCTTGCAGCCGCAGCTTCTTCTCAGCCGCTTCTCTCATCGCCCTCATCTCAGCTATCTTCATGCCGAACGTCTGTGCGATCACGGCGTCCTCGTATCCGCGTTTGGTGAGCGTGAGCATGTGGCGCTCGGCGGGGGTGAGGGTGCTCAAGCGATCTCCTCCAACTGGCCATCCTCCAGAACATAAAGCGCAAGGTCATCAATGTGAGGGTTAGTGGCACCCAAAGGACCGATGGTGCTCAGGACTATTATCTGATCCATCTCCGGGGCCATAGAGAGCAGGAGATCCATGAACATCATGCGGTTCTCGCTGTCCAGGAGCTCGACATTGTCCACGATGAGGAAACGGAGGCCAGTTAGACTCACCAGGGCTTCCTGCAAAATAACGCCTACTCTGAACCGCTCGCTCGACGACAGGCGCTTCAGATCAGTTGTCACGCCGTCGTGGTCGACGAGGATAGCGAAGTCGGGGTCGAGTACCAGGTGGAGGCTGTACCTGCCGCCAGTTAACTCCTGCAGCCTCGCGTTCGCCCGCTCCTCGATCGGCCCGATGGTCTGCGAGAGTATCTTGCCCGGCAGCCCCGACGGCTCGAGCACTTTGACCAGGGCGTCTAGGACCTCCCACGTCTGCTCGAGCCCGGCGCGCTTCTCCTGCTGCTTCTTACGCTCCTGTCGTGCGCCTTCCTCGCGGTTAGCTGCGGAGATGACCTGCTCCCCGGTCTGGACGCGTTGGGTGAGCTCGGAGATCTCGTCGGCCAGTACCTGCGGGTCGCCTTCGGGGACTTGGAGGTTGGCGAGGTCGGCCTCCGCTTCTTTGAGGCCCGCTTCTACCAGGGCGCGCGGCACCTTATCGGCCTCGACGCTGAGCTCGTTTATGCGTTCTTCAAGGCCGTCCTGTTCCTCGCCCGCCGTCTTGTATTCTTCCTCCGCCTGCTTGATGACCCGCCGCATCTCCTCGAAGATCG